GCGGCGGCTACACCTACGCGATGTTCCTCACCGAGCACGCCGTGATGGACCGCTACATGGCCCTGTACTGCTGGGCCGGTCTGTGCGCCGTCGGGACCTACGCGGGCTCGGTCGGCTCCGTCCACGCCATGAACGTCATCTCAGCCAGCATCGAGGCGTGCACGCACGAGCTGTACATCGTCGGCCCTGGCTCCCAAGGTGTCGGGCCGACGATCTACATCGGGATCTCCACCGAGTCCAGCACGCCCAACGTGGCAGGCAACTCGGCCGGAGCCATGAACGCCGCGCTCGGTCGGGTCGTTCTCACGGGCCTGTTCACCGAGTCCGGTGTCAGCGTCTCCGACCCGACTGGCCTCGAACTCGTCAACGGTCAGGTCCCGCGCGCCATCAAGCGGAAGACGACGACGTTCACGGCCTCGCCCATCGACCGCACCCTGGTCTGCGACACCACGTCCGCCGGGTTCACCGGGACGCTCCCGGCCGCCGACTTCTGCCCGACCGAGTACGCGTTCAAGAACGTCGGCGCCAACACGCTCACCGTCGGGACGACCAGCAGCCAGCTCATCTACACGACCAGCGGCACCGGAGCCACCACCGCCACTGTCGCTACCGGCGCCGCGCTCCGCGTCCAGGCCCTCTACAACGGCACTGCCTGGGGCTGGTATGCCGTCTGACCCGCCCGAGGAGGCCACCATGACCCCCACCGACACCACCCCGTACACCCCGGCGCCCGCAGGACCGCGGTGTACGGCGTGCGGCGTGCGGGCCATCGTGCAGTGGCGGCGGCGCCTTACCGGCGCCGAACTCGCCGCGCACATCACCCTCGAACAGGAGAAGCGCGACGAACGCCTCCTCCTCGCCGACCCGCAACTCCCGCCCCCCGAATTCGGGCCGCTCCCGCAGGCCGACGAGTGCACCACCCCCGTGTTCGCCTGCGGACCCCACGCCATCGACATGGACGCCGCCGCACTTGTCCACGCCAGTAGCTGCACCGCACCCAACGAGGCCGACCTGCCCGGCTGCGACTGCACCCCCGAACCGCTGCCCGAACCCGAGCCGGTCGACGAACCCGCGCCGACACTGCTGCCCGAGCACTGGACCACCGGCAGCAGCTAATGGCACACCCCGGCCCCCGCAAGCCACCCCCCGACCGGCAATGCGTCACCATCCGCCTGTACCCCAGCGGCGACCCCCGCGGGCGCTGCCAACTGTGGACCCTCCCCGGACACGACGTCTGCCACCGCCACAGCGGCCAAGGCCTCATCGGCAAGGCGCCCGACGAACGCCGCTGCACCGGCACCACCAAGAACGGCCACAACGCCGGACAGCGCTGCACCGACTGGGCCATGAGAGGCCAGGACGTGTGCAAAGCGCACGGCGGCAAGTCACCCAACGCCCTCAAGGCGGCAGCCAAGCGGATCGCGGAGGTGAAGCTGATGAAAGAAGCCAACAAGCTGCTCGTCCAGATCGGCGCCAGCCCCGTCGACAACCCGCTCACCGCGCTCAGCGAGCTGGCCGGCGAAGTCCTCGCGTTCAAGAACGCACTCGGCGCCAAGGTCAACGAACTCGAAGAGATCCGCTACAAGGGCGGCGCCGGCGAGCAACTCCGCGCCGAAGTCGCCCTGTACGAGCGGGCCGTCAACCAAGCCGGGAACCTCCTCGCCAACATCGCCCGCCTCAACATCGACGAACGCCTAGCGGCAATCACCGAGAAGCAGGCCGAAGCCGTACTTCGGGCCATCGACGCGGCACTGATCGCGGCCGGTGTCACCGGAGACGCCGCCGTCTCCGCCAAGCAAGTCGCCGCCCGCCACCTCCGCGCCGTCTGATCAGGAAGGGGTGAGTCGTGGACGCCCTCATCCTCGCCGCCCAGATGCTCGAAGCCCCACCGCGGGACGTCTTCGGCGCGCTCGGCTACACCCCCACCCCGAAGCAGCGGACGTTCCACAGCGCAGAAGAGTTCGACGTCTTGTTCGGCGGCGCTGCGGGCGGGGGAAAAGCCGCGCCCTGACAGCGCACGCGATCCGGGAATGCGTCCGCTACCCAGGGCTGCGCGTCGGGGCGTTCCGCCGCACCTACGGCGAACTCAAAGAGTCACTGATCGCCGAACTGGTCAACCTCAACTTCGCCAAAGACCTCGGGGCTCGCTGGAACGGAACCGAGTACGAGCTCCGGTTCCCCAATGGCAGCCTGATCATGTTCCGGTACGCCGAGACCGTCCAGGACGCCACCCGCAGGCAGGGCGGCCAGTACCAGCTGCTCATCTTCGACGAGCGGACCCTCACCCCACCCGACGTGTGCAGCTTCCTCGAATCACGGCTGCGCTCTGGACGCCGCGACATCCCCGTCCTGGGAATCCGCAGCGGAACCAACCCCGGCGGCCCCGGCCATGGCGCGGTGAAGACCCGGTACATCAAGCCCACCGGATATGGCAACAAGGTCATCGTCGACGAGCGCGGACGCACGGTGCGCTTCATCCCGTCGAAGCTGTCCGACAACCCCCACGTCAACCCCGAATACGCCGCCGACCTCAAGGCGCTCCCCGAGAAGCTGCGGGCCGCATTCCTGGACGGTGACTGGGACGTGTTCCAAGGCCAAATGTTCCAGCTCAAGCGGGACCGGCACGTCATCGAACCGATCGCACTGCCCGCGACGTGGAAGCGGTACAACGGCGTCGACTGGGGCTTCGCCGCACCGTGGGCCGTCCTGTGGGCCGCAGTCGACGAAGACGGCCGCGTCTGGGTCTACCGCGAGATCTACCGGCGAGGAGTCGGCGAAGCAGAGCAGGCCCAGAGCATCCTCGCCGCCGAAGCTGCTGGTGAGCACATCGCCGTGCGGTACGCCGACGACGCCATGTGGGCCACCCGCGGCGACGCCAAACCCATCGCCGCGGTATATGCCGACAACGGCGTGCACCTGGCACCCGCCGGCAAGGGAGCGGGATCCCGCGTCAACGGCTGGCAGCGGGTCCGCTCCTACCTTGCCGAGGCGCCGGCCTGCCCGCATCACCGGGCGCAGGGCTGGGACACCTGCCCGAAAATGCACGTCTTCACGACGTGCCCCGACCTCTATCGGGAACTGTCGGATCTACCGCACGCCACCAAGGGCGACCCGGAAGACGCTGACACCACCGCAGACGATCACCTTGCCGACGCCGTCAGGTATCTGTTGGCCAACCTCGGCACCGGTCCAGAGTTCGTCATCCTCGACGACGAGGCCGTGCCAGCCTCCAGCGCCGAGGTTCTGAAGCCGCTCGGGCCGACGATGGCCGTGCGCCCGTCCGAGTCCGCGCCGAGCGACGACGCCTGGTGGTTCGATGAAGACGAGGCGCCGCGCGCTGGGGGGACGGTGAACGTCCCGTGAGTCTGCGCACCTGGTGGAACAGTCTGCGGTCGGAGACCGAGGTGCTGGAGACGGCATCGGCGAAGCTGCCGGAGCGCTCGGGCTTCGAGTACGGGATCAGCCCGGGTGGCCTGACCGAGTCCAATCAGGGCATCGGCGCGGCCACCCAGTCCGACCGCCGTTCGATGCTCAACCAGCTCTACGAGGCGTACCTTGCCTGCCCGTGGTCGTGGGCGTCCGTGAACGCCATCGCCCGCACCATCACCGCGGGCGGCCTCGTCACCGACTGGGACAACGACAACGGCGAGGGCGACGAGGAGCAGCCGGACAAGCCACAGCAGGTGCTCCTGCTGGAGCGAATGCTGGCCTACTGCAACCCGCGGGAGAACGTCCGGCAGATCCTCCGCGGCGTCATCACCGACCTGCTCGTGTTCGGTGACGCGTTCATCGAGGTCGTCTGGCTCGGCCAGCAGCCCGTCGCCCTGTACTCGCTGGACTGCCCGTCGATGCTGCCGATCGCTGATGAGCACGGCACGATCACCAGTTACGTGCAGGTCACCGAACTCGGCCAGCGGGCGACGTTCGAACCGCGCGACGTCATCCACATCTCGCTGGACTCGCCGCGGTCCGGGGTGTTCGGCGTCAGCCCAACGCAGGCGGCGATGCTGCCGATCGTGTCGTGGCTGTTCTCCGCCGCGACCTCGAAGGAGATCTTCCGGAAGGGCTGCCCCCCGGTCCTCCACGTGGATCACCCGGCGGGCGCTTCCCCGTCGGACATCAACCGTTGGAACGCCCAGTACCAGCAGCGCAACATCGGGCCGCGCAACATCGGCAACCCGATCAACACCAAGGGGGGCGCCGGGGTCAACGAACTTTCGCAGTCCCGCACCATGGACTACCTGCAGTTCCTCAACCAGAAGCGTGACGAGATCATCGCCGCCTACGGGGTTCCGCCATCCAAGGTCGGCATCATCGAGTCCGGCAACCTCGGCGGCGGCACCGGGGAAGCGCAGGACCGCACGTTCATGGTTAACACCTGCCAGCCCCTCGCCGAGCTCGTACTGGAGGCCCTGAACTTCCACCTCGCGAAGAACGGCTTCGGCGTCGAGGGCTGGAAGCTCAAGTTCCGTGACGTCGACATGCGAGACTCCAAGACCGTTGAGGACATCCGGGACATGCGGATCCGCAACGGCGAATGGACCCTCAACCGGGCCCGAGCCGACATCGGCGAACCCCCCGTCGACGGAGGCGACCAGCCCGTCCTGATCGACCGCACCAACCTGGTGAAGTGGGCCGACATGGACGCCGCATCCAAGGCGTTCATCGCGAACAGGCTCCGCGGCACCGCTCTGGAGCCGGCCGCGCCGGAGCACGGCGAGCCGATCGCGGTGGAGAAGCCCGAGCCCGCACCCGTGCCGCCCCAGCTCGCCGCGTTCGCGGGCAACGCGCCACCGGGGCAATCGGAGGAGCCAGCTGAGCCGGAGAAGGAGCCGCCGCCCGTCGAGTCGCTGCACGCCCGGTACAGGGCGCGGCTGCGGGAGGCGCTGGCCACGTTGCCAGGAGGTGTCGATGAGCGTGCCGCCTGAACCGCTGCCGCCCGATCCTCCGAACCATCCGCTGCGCGCCAAGGACGTGTTGCCGCTCATCAAGAAGCGCGTCGGATGAGGAAGCGCAAGCCGCCCAACCGACAGCCGCGCGGACCCCGAGCCGCGCTGCCCAAGCCAGATCCCGGGCCACCATGCGGGCCCAATCCGTACCCGGAAATCCACAGCGCGGACCCGTGGTGGGCCCACAACAACAACCTGTGCACCTGCTGGCACCAGCACGACGAGTGTCCCTGCTCCCTGGTTGGCCACGTAGCGGCGCACCTGGCGACAGGCTGTCCCTGCTGATCGCGAGGGGGTGAGCGTGGCATCCCCGGACTTCTCCGACGGCTGCATGATCGCCCTCTATCCGCCATCCGACGTTGCCGCGCTCCTCGCAGTCGATGGCGGACTTCCCGTGAGTGACCTGCACGTCACCGTCGCCTATTGCGGCAGCGCTGGCGACGTCGACCCGGAGCGGCTGCTCGCCGCAGTGAAGGCACTCGCCGACCGGGCATCGATCGCGGGCAGTGTCGCCGGCCATGCCCGGTTCACCGGCGGCGAGATGGATGTCGCCGTCGCCCTCATCGACTCGGCGGACCTCGAAGACCTCCGTCGGGACCTTCTGGAAGCGCTGAACGCCGCAGGGATCGACATACCGCGCGACCACGGCTACACCAGCCATCTCACGCAGTCGTACATCGACCCGGATGCGGACGCACCCGTCGACCGAATCGCGTCCACACCGGTCGAGTTCGCGGCCCTGTCGGTCGTCCACGGCAACGATCGCACCGACCTCCCGTTCGCAGCCCCCGAGCATCCGATCGAGGATCCGGCCCGCGAGGCATTCGCAGCCGGTTGGGCCGTCTCCGGCGGTCCGATGACCGAGCGGGTACGGGCAGCCTGCACCGCCGCCGTTCACCTCGCCGTCGAACACGCTGACGACCCGCGCATCCTCGAAGTCACCATCGACCTTGGGAAGCTGGAGGGCATGTGGGCGCTGCTCTTCCAGCGCCGAGAGGAGCAGCAGGCCAAGCACGTACCGCTAGTGGCCGCCGCGTGGGGAGACCTCATCGACCGGGATGCGGTCGCCGCGATGGTCGACCGGTTCCGGCAGCAGGCCGGACTCACCGAAGCCGACCACGACAAGCCCAGCATCCGCGCTGAAGCCCTCGCGGCAGCAAAGGCCATGCTGCACGCACTCGCCGCCGCGGCTGGTGCCGGATGGGATGTCCTGCGCACCGCACTGAGGGACGCCATCGCAGCCGGCCGGGCGGAGGGCATGGTCAACGCGGTCGCCATCGCCGCCGAGCGCGCCAACCACATCGGCCTCGACTGGAACATCGCCTTCGACGACGCCTACCGCTCCCTGGAACGCCTTGACGAAATCTGGGCCGACACGGGCGGGTGGCTCGGCCGCACCATCGACCGGGCTGCAGCCGACCTCGGTCGGGTACTCGCTCAGGACGCCGAAGACGGGGCCAGCCGCGACCAGATGATCGAGGACGCGATGAACGTCCTCGCCGACACGGACGTGGAATCGGTCGCATTCGTCGTCGACTGGGCCATGACCACCGCAGCAGATGAGGGCGCGCTGAGCCTGTACCGATCCGAGGGCGTGCAGCAGGTCGACATCATTTCGGCTGGCGACGGCAGGGTGTGTCCTAGCTGCCTCGACGCCGAAGCGGGCAGCCCGTGGCAGATCGGCGATGCACCCCGAATGCCCCTTCATCCGGCGTGCAGGTGCTGTATCTCGGCCTCGATTTCCCTTTCGCACTTCGCCAACTGGTTCACCTGACCCCGGAGATTCCATGAGCAGTTACAAGCCGGCCCGGGTCCTGTGGAACCTGACCCCGTCCGGAACGATCCTCACCCTGTCCGGCGCCGCGACGTCCAGCAGCCCGGTCCTCAGCCTGACGGATATCAGCGACGTATGGCTGGCCGTCAATGTCACCGGCACCCCGACGGGCACCACGCCGACACTCGACGTCGGCCTGGACATCCAGGACCCGGACGGCAACTGGTACCCGGCCGTCGCGAAAATCACCCAGCTGACCACCACGGCCGGACGCGGATCGGCCTACGCCGGCCTGAACATGCCGAACGTGGCGTCCACCAGTGCCGCCCTCGTACTGCCGAACGCCGGCCGCGTCACCTGGACTCTCGGCGGCACCGCGCCGGTCTACCCGCAGACATCCATCTGCCTCATCGGCCGCTGACGGCCCCGACACCCTGGAGGACGCGTGGCCGCCATCGCCACGGTGTCAGGGACCGCGATCCGGCCCGGCATCTCCCGCAACAACCGCAAGTACACCCCCGAGGCGATTGGCCGCATGGTCGAGCGAGCCCAAGGCCGCCTCGACGAAGGGGAGATGCCCCTCACCACTCTCACCCATCACGAGGCAGGTGACGACTCCACCCGCATCGTCGGCCGCATCACCCGCATCACTCAGGAAGCCGACGGATCGGCCACCTATCAAGCCGAGATCACCGACACGCATCACGGTCGCGACATCCTCTCTCTGGTCTCCGGCCCGAGCCCCGCCCTCAAGGGCGTATCCATCCGTGGCGCATGGGTCGGCCCAGTACGGCGGGAAGCGGGCCCGAACGGGGTGACCGTCGAGACGGCGGACGACCTTGAACTGGACGGCCTCGACTACACCCGCAAGCCCGGCGTACCCGGCGCCGGAATCGCATCGGTGGCGCTGGCTGGCGCGGAGCCCCGCGAATCCGACGGCAGTAGTCGCGTGCCCATTGTCGAGAGCGCCCCGGAGGCGAGTGTGACCGTGACCGAAGCCGACGACTCCGCCCCGGCGCCTGGCGGTCCGTTCGCGGATCCCGGCTATCAGGCGGACAAGAAAAAGCGCTATCCCATCGATAGCCGCACTCACGCCAAGGCCGCCTGGTCATACGTGAATCAGGCCGACAATGCCCGTCTGTACACCTCGGCGCAGCTGAAGCGCATCAAGCAGCGCATCACGAAGGCCCTCAAGGGCTTCGGCGTCACGGTGGCGACCGCCGAGGGCTGGCTCATCGACCCGGCGACGGCCGTGACGGAGGCGCTCGCGGAGTGCTGGGACATGGACTCCCGCCCGGCCGGGGACCTGTACATCTCCCTGACCAACGGTCCGACGACCGTCACAGTGTCGAGCCGGCTCCTTGACCCCCACGACCTCGACCTCGTTGGGCGCGCTGCGATGGCCGGAGCCTGCAACGCTCTGCTGCAACTCGACCCGGACATGGACGCCGACATCGACGTTCCCGGCGCCGAGCCCGAGGACACCGACGACGACATGGGCAACGGAGACGGCGCTGCGACGGCGGCTGGTGCGCCGTGCCCCTGCAACTGCGGCTGCGCCATCCCCGCAGTCCCCGGCGCATGCCCGTGCGGCTGCGAATCGTGCGTCCACTGCATGGCCGAGGACGACGACGCCATGGAGACCGTCATCCAATCCCCAGAGGCACGGCTTGCCGAGAAGCTCGCGACCGTCCCTGTCGGACTGGCCG